TTTTTAACCTCTGTGTATTTTATATTTTTAAAATTATCCTATGAGGAAATCCAGTGGTCTGGAACCTTCTTCATAGAGGAAAATACCCTGTTTGAGTTTTTCCATGTCGTCATAACCTTCCTGTTTTAACGCTTCTCCATCTAATTGAATAGCGCCACCCGGTCCAGGAAGTCCTGTGGTGTATTTTGCTCTGGCTGTTCCCAGGGTAACCTTAGCGGCTGCCAGGGTCCAATTTGCCAACCAATCAGAACTATATACATCTCTCAACAATGTTGCTTCAGGAATAAAGTTTTCCACAGCAACCAAAACTTCCTCGTCACTAGTAATTCTTCTGAGTATAGTAAGTCGTTTGCTAACACGATCCCATAACCAATCATATTCAGCAGCAAGCACAAACTGTGCAGTTTCCTGATACATTGCTATAGCATTCACCATACTTAATACACCACCGCCAGCACCTGAGCTTCCTGGTGGATATACACCATATACTGGATCAAAAATTATCCCGCCATTGTCAATGAGACCGCCGCTAAGACCAGCCTGCTTGCGCCATAATCTGGTTACAACCATAACTTCCTCTGGTAGCGTATAGACGTTAGTGTCTGTCTGTGCTTCCAGAAACACATGACTTTTTTGGACTGCGCCAGAACTCAACCTGCGATACATGCTTAAAGCATTATCAATGGCCATGTCATAGTGTTCGCGATCTAATTCTACATCAACCATGCCCTCACCCAATCTTAGGCGAGTGTAGTTAATGAGTTCTTCTCTGTTACGAAATCCTATGGTATCTTGTGGCATGTTGTCTCCTGATAAATGTATTTATCAGGAGAACGCCTTGATTATGATGCAGTGTTCATTGATTCGGCCGTTACAGGCTGTGTCAGTTGTGGTAAGCTCTTTGTAAAGTTTCTCAAACTTTGTTCTAGCTAATTTATCAGCACCTTTGAGAACTTCGGGTTTACGGATGGTTTTTTGTGTGCTTTTCTTGTTGTCAAAACCCACGATACTGGTGCCTTTTACACCCAAACCGCCCACCATGGGTTCAGCAACATAGTGCATGAGCTTGCGGTTTTTAGTGTTGTATACCCACAGCTCGTTGGCTTCCAGGATACCCACAGGGTTAATGCTCGCCAATCCAATAGCAGGATCTGACTCACGATATTTGACCTTGGCAACCAACTTCTCTTTGCTGGGTACCTTCTTGGTCCTGGGTTTGCGGTTAGCTTTGCCAGTATTGATTAGTGTGCTAGTAGCAGTCATGATGAGCTCATAAAACTTTAGGAAGTTTTTGCGGTCCTGTGCCCTGCCAGTGAACTGGCCATATGCTTCCTTGATGTCCTCATCTTCCCAAGCTACCAACTCTTGTGCTTCTGAATACTCTGCTTCGTACATCTGCTGAATAATTTTAGCATGGGCAGGTTTGATAGCAGGCTGATATGAAATCATCTCTTTATAGGGATCAAACTTCTTGAGATCATATTCTCCATCACGCCAGTCGTCCAAATATCCGTCCCACTGACCACACAGTTCACTCACCTGTTGTCGCATACGCTCCTGGATACTAATGACTTTGCCCGCAGGCTTATCAACAACTTCCTCTTGGGGTTCATCTTGCTGTGGGTGCATCTCTAGCAAATTATCGATGCCTTTAATTAATGCTTCCGAATGTTCCTTGCTGAGTTCAGCGCCCTTGTTGCCAATATAGGCATACTTACCAAAGGTCTGGAAGGCATAGTCAGGTAGTTTTTTGAGCTCTGTTGCCTTGTCCTTGTCCACGGTAGCTGCAAACTTCAGAAATTCTGCTTTAAGAGTTTTAGCAGGAACCTCTTGGTGCGTATACCACAATGCCTCGATCATTAGGCGATTATAGTCACGTTTCATTCCACCTATGCTCATGGGTTTCATGTCTGACTTGATAATTTTGTAGTCAGGCACCTTGATGCCACCTGCAGAAAACTGTTTTTTCTTGTTGGCCATTACTTTATCTCCAATGCTTTTGCTAATTCTCTGATGTCTGAATAAATGCTATCTGTGCTGGACTTTTCCAAATCTACCCTCAACATTATGCTGGCATTTTCGATTACTACCCAACTTGGTCGTCTTTCATGGGTTTCTACCATGTCATGACCCTCAGCATCTAAACTCAGTGTTATATATGGCATATTCGCTCCTTGTATTTAAATATACTAACACTGGCGTTTGAGTCTGTCAACCGGATAAATAGTGCTATGCCAAGAATTAGCTTATGGAACAAGACCAAAACACATGATTATGATTTTATTGATCGAATTGTGAGTGAGAATGTCTTTGCAGGCGGCACTGGAGTGATTGTACACAAATATCTGGGTATTACTGAAACTCCCTATGAAGGAGACCCAAGCAATCCCAGCAGTGCCGTAGATACCAGTGAGGTGTTTATACAGGATTTATTATTCCTGGAAAACCGTGATCGTAAGTACAGCAAGGATCTATATGAGATGCGTGGCGCTTATGCTCTGGCAGACAACGACAGTTTTGACCTTACGCAGTTTGGAGCATTTTTAGCCAACGATACAATGTTTATGAACTTTCATATTGAGAGCATGGTTAGTACGCTAGGCCGTAAGCTTATGCCAGGCGATGTATTAGAGTTACCTCACTTGCGTGATGACTTGCTGTTGGGTAAAGAAGATGCTGTAAACAGATTTTTAGTAGTCAAGGAGGGCACCCGCCCTGCTGAAGGCTATGATCCCAGATGGTGGCCACATTTATGGAGGGTCAAATTAGGAACCATAACAGACTCTCAGGAATATCGTGACATACTGGGCACCGGTGAACAAGCTGAAGATTTACGTAATCTAATTTCCACTTACCAGACAGAACTACGTGCTCAAGACAGAGTCATGGAACAAGCAGAAATTGATGTGCCACACATGCCACACACTCGTGAACGTGGTCATCTATATGTTGATCCTGCACTGCCCACACCGCCCAGTATTGCACTGGAAGGAGACGGCAGTTCTGACATGTTGGTGGGTGGCACCATTGTGGGAAGTGGTGATACTTTCCCACAATCAGGCGTGTCAGATGGAGATTACTTCCTGAGAACCGATTTTATTCCTGACAGGCTATTCCAGAAATCAGGCAATCGTTGGGTCAGAATGGAGGATCAAACTCGTGAAAAGTGGACTAGTGCTAATCGTACACTTAAAAACTTCATTAATAATGATAACATCAGACACAACAGTGATGAAACTCAGGAACCTGAAAAGACCAACATGAGTCAGGTAGTGATGCCCAGAACTGATACCAAACCCAGAAACAGAAAACTAGAGGACTAATAGTGAACAGACAAAGTATATATGAGCAACTTAAAATCGACGAAGGAGTAGAGTATGAAATATATCTCGACCACCTTGGCTACCCCACATTTGGTGTCGGCCATCTCGTGCTCGACACAGACCCAGAATCAGGGCAACCAGAAGGAACACCAGTCTCAGAAGAAAGAGTCAAAGAATGTTTCGAAAAAGACCTGGACACCTCCATCTCAGAGTGTGAAAAACTATACAGTGACGGCGAATTTGGAAACTTGCCAGGAGAGGTCCAGGAGATATTGGTTAACATGATGTTTAACATGGGCAGAACCAGACTTAGTAAATTTAAAAAGATGCATGCTGCTATCTTAGACGGTGACTGGAAAACAGCGGCTACTGAGGGCAGAGATAGTTTATGGTATAAACAAGTAACTAATCGTGCCGAAAGACTCATGGAGAGGTTGGAGAATGTCGGATAAAATTTTAGTGAAGGAAATTTCCAGCCCTGTGGAAAAACAATATACGTTTGATCAATACACAGGAAGATTGGTGGTATATCTGGAAGGAAGATGGCATTTTGCAGAAGAAAGAGCTTACTATTATGAAGATATCAGAAATAGTTACAGAAAAATGGTCCAAGAAATATAAGCGGAGCATAAATTGCAACAACCCCAAAGGCTTTAGTCAGAGGGCGCACTGTAGTGGACGCAAAAAGAGAAAATAATGGCAGGAAAATACAACAATTTAGATGGTAAATCCGAAAATCTGGACTGGTGGTATGACAAGCAGATTCGCAGATATTTGATTCAGTTAATCAGAATTTTTAGTCATTTTAATGTTAGAGAATACACAGACAAAGGTGTAAATTATAACCGTGTGCCTTGTAGATATGCTGATAGTAGTCGTATGGTAACACACATAATGAGAAACAACTCAGAAAACATCATTAATTCCACCCCATTTATAAGCGTGTCCATACAAAGTCTAAAATATGAACAAAGCCGCACTCAAGAGCCTTTTAATGTGGATACTATTCAAGTAGCAGAACGAGAGTTTGACAGACAAACCAATACCTATCAGAATGGACCTGGAAATTTATACACAGTAAACAGATATATGCCAGTGCCATATAATTTAACTATTCAGGTAGACATATGGACTCCCAATACAGATACCAAGCTTCAAATCCTGGAGCAACTCATGGTTATCTTCAATCCCAGTATACAAATACAAAGCACCAATAACCCTCTGGATTGGAGTAGTATCTTTGAAGTCACACTAACAGATGTAAATTGGAGTAACCGCAGTATACCTCAGGGCGTAGACGAAATAATTGACATTGCAACCATGACTTTTGAAGTTCCTATTTGGATTAATCCACCTGCTCAGGTAAAACGCCAACAAATTATACAAACCATAGTTACAAATATATTCACAGATACTGATGTAGATGACTATGGATTTGATAGTCAGTTCTACGACTTCTTTAGAAGTATACCAGAAACACCAGAGCAAATGATTATTACTCCCAATGATTACAGATTGAAAATACAGGGTAGCGAAGCTCAGTTATTGAACAGAGATTATACCCCTGCTATCTGGAGTGACTTGTTGGAAATTCAGGGTGGTTTAATCACAGATACTAGTCTGCTAAAAATAAACACCAGCAACGATTTAGACGACGAGCTTTCCATGATTGTGGGTGGAGTTACAGAACATCCCATGGATCCTTCCAAATTAATTTGGAACATTGCGTCAGACACTCTGCCAGCAGACACTCTGTCAGAAATAACCAGAATTATCAATCCAGACGATGCAGAACCCGGAGATGGATTACCAGCGGCAGAGCAGGGTCAAAGATATCTAATCACAGAGTCGACTCCCTGGGGAGGCGATAATTATTGGGGCGATAATTTAATCAAAGCAGATCAAAATGATATCATAGAATTCAATGGTCAGGAATGGGTAGTTGCATTCGATAGTTCTGAAAATTCCACAATTCAAATTGTAACTAATAACTATACTAACAAGCAATTGAAATGGGATGGAGAAAGATGGTTGAGTTCTTACGAGGGTACATATAATGGAGGCTGGTGGAGGCTCTATCCCTGACACTATCACTGCTGCGGGTGTAATTTTTCTAGCAAGTAACACTGGCAGATGTTTACTACAGCTTCGCAACTCAGACAAGCGTTTTAAGCACACCTGGGGATTCTGGGGCGGCATGATTGAAAACGGCGAGACTCCTTTCGAAAGCATACAACGTGAGTTAAGAGAAGAGATAGGATTTGTACCAGATTTGCAAAAGCTCAATCCCCTGGATATATATCAAAGTCGTAATAAAAAATTCTACTATTACAGTTTTGCATATGTCACAGAGACAGAATTTATACCTGAATTAAATTCTGAAAGTGCTGGATACGCCTGGGTAAACATCAATACGTGGCCCAAGCCCTTACATCAGGGAGCATTTTCAACACTCACTAAAAATGGTGGTGCTGATAAATTAAAACGCATTCTGGAAATAGCTAATAGCTGATGATTTTAAACTCGCCCTGATGTGTTTCAACTAGGGCAGTACAACTCTCACACCAATCACCATCGTTCATGTATGTGATATCATCGTATTGTTTTATGGTGGCATGGTGAATATGACCACAAATGATGCCGTTGTAGCCTTTGTTTCGGCAATACTCCACCAACTGAATTTCAAAATCTCCAATAAAACTTGCGGCAGATTTTGCTTTGTGTTTTAAAAACTTTGCTAAACTCCAATTTTTTAACTTTAATATCTTTCTGGTATAGTTAACAATCATATTCACATACAGCAACAAGTCATATGCGATATCACCCAGACGCATAACCAATCTTCCAGATTTGCTACGCATTAAATTGTCAAACATATCACCATGAGTCACTAGAAACTTTTTACCGTCTGTGCTATAGTAGTCTACCCTGTTGACTATGTTCACATTGCCAATAGTGGCTTGTGGAAGTTTTCTTAAAAACTCATCATGATTACCAGTAATATAAGTTATGTTAGTAGTGCGAGAAAGTTTAAGAAGTTTTTGTATGATGCGATTGTGTTTTTGAGGCCAAAACCATTTATTTTTTAATCTCCAGCCATCTATTATGTCACCCACCAAGTACAAATTGTCCGTACTGAGATCGTCTAAAAACTTTAAGAGTAGATCTGAGTTACAATGCTTTGATCCCAGATGGAGATCTGAAATAAACACAGACTTGTATTCAGTCCCAGTATTTTTTTTCATCCATGTTTGCCCAGTGCTTTTCGTTGTTACGATTTACAAAATTTTTGATCAAATATTTCACCATGCCAAAGTATCCCATCTTTTTAAATCGTCTGCTATCCTGACCAAAGTAATGGTTGCTCAACATGAACTTTTTAGGATCATACATCTTGCTCAGAAAAAAATCTTCGCTAGTGGGATAGCGGTTGGCAAAGCCGCCTAGATCTCTGAATTTTTGTGTCCTGGTTAGCATGTATGCACCCACAGCAAAAGGCACCCATCTGCTCATGATTTTGTTTACTATGTTGAACATCATGAAACCCATAGTGGCTCTGATGTCATTGTCATAGCATTTGATTTTGAGACCTATGAGATCTAGGTCACGATTGATGAGATCACTAAGTGTATCAATAATTACTGTGCGTGAAAAGAATCTGACATCACTATCAATAAACAACAGATAGGGAGTGTCTACAATTTCAGCACCGTTGTTCTTGGCTACACTTACTGGTCCACCCTCAACAATCTCAACGTTGAGATCGCCCTTGAGATCACGTATGACTTCCCTGGTGTTATCTGTGCTAGCATCAGCAATGATAATTTTTACACCATCTATGGACACCTGATCTCTGAGACTATCCAGCAGATGGCCTATGTAGTGTTCTTCGTTCTTACAAGGCACAACTATGCTAAGAAAATCTTTCATCTTAGTTTTTTGTTCTTGTCAACTGCTTGAGCTAACACACTAAGGTCAACTCCCATTTGGTTTGCATAGTGTAAAAAGGCTGCGGTATCCTTGGGGAAGCAATGTCCACCAAATCCATAATCACCATCAGGACCAGGAACCCTCATGTGAGTGCTACCTACCCTGTCCTCTCGACTCAACATGTCTACAAAATTCTCCCAGGGTATTTTAGTTTTGCTAGCCTTGTGTAGTTCATATAGTTCGTTAAAAAACACTACCTTTGTGGCTAGCCAACTATTTATTGTATACTTGAGTAAACTAGCTGTTATGAGGTCCGTTTTAAAGGTTGGCACAATTCTCACACTGCTGTGTCTGACATACAGACGTTCCACATACTCACAGTCTCTCCATTTTCCTCCCAGGATTTGCATATTGGGATTTAAAAAGTCTGTGAGAGAGTTAGCTTCTGTCAGAAATTCTGGATTATACACCAATTTTAACTTTTTGTGATGTTTTTTAAAATTAGTAAGATGCTTGGGCGTGATAGTACTTTTGATAATCACTACCCCCTTGTAGGACAAAGTATCTAGTTCACTTAACACGCTGTCTGCTATGCTTACATCAACATCGCCAGACTTTTTTTCGGGTGTGGGCACACACACAAAAACTGCTTCACAATCTTTGCAGTCTTCTATGGTGTTTTGGGTATATTTTGGGTCAATGATTAATGTGTGCACATTTTGATCAAAACCATTGGCAACAGCGCTGCCCACAAAACCTCTGCCTATAATGCCTATTTTTGTATTCATATTATTACTTACTTGTCTTTCTGTCTACACCGTCCCAATCTGGACCAGGCTCTGGTTGTGATAATCTGTGATCATACAAGTCTGCAAGCACTTCGTTATGCTTTCTGAGATGTTTAAGGTTTTGACGGGCTTCACTCCAACTGAGATTTTGGTAGCAGTGTGTTACACAATTAATAGCTAAAGCATATTCTACACTAACTATGGTATATATGTCAACCGGAGCAGTTTGTCCCTTTACTGCTATGCGGTCGATAAACGCTAATTGGTCACTATCATAGTCAGTGAGATGATCCAACGTTTGTTGTGTAAACATATAGAATACACCATATTCCTTGGTTTGTCCTTCTAGTCTGGCAGCTAGGTTTACGCTGTCACCTAAAACAGTATAGTCAAACCTTTTGTCACTGCCCATATTACCAACCACAGCGTCACCAGTGTTGATACCGATACCCACACCGAGTTGTAATAGGCCCTCTTTCTTGAGTTCTTCATTTAATTTGGCTAGCGCCACCTCCATTTGTTGTGCTGTTTTTACTGCTAAATTTGCATGCTGGGGGACGTCAAGTGGTGCTCCCCATATTGCCATGAGTGCATCCCCTATGTATTTGT